CCGGGATACCAGCGCTTTCTTCTCGCCGTAAATGTAGACGTAGGGCTCCAGCCCGTCGCACCAGCCATTCGCGAGCACGAAGACCTCGGCATTCCATTTATTGCCGCTCCCCCACTTGGCATAGAAAGTCCGCTGCCCCTTTGTCTTGCCGACGCCGTAGAGCGTGCCGACCGGCACATCCCCGCCGAACTGGATCTCGCCCTGAACGGCCGTGTATTTCCGCTTCTGCTGCTTCTGCTGGCTGAGCTTGCCGATCGCCAGCTTGGCACCGAAAGCGAGCGCACCACCAATGAGGCTGGCAGCGAGCGCAGAGCCGCCGAACAGCGCACCGGCGATCGCCGTCGCGATTGAAGTGAAGATTGCCATGTCTGATTATCCGAGGTGAAAGGCAGCAATGACGTCGGCAAGGCCATGATCGCTGCGGCCGCGCTCGGTCTTGGTCACGAAACGGCCGCCGAGGCAGACGCCAACATGCTCGGCGCCGTCGGCCAGGCGCAGGATGACAAGATCGCCGAGCCGCGCTTCCGCCCCGCCCTTCGGCTCCTGCCCGAGCTCGGCCGCGAAGAAGCTCACCAGCGACGTATGCCCGCGCCGGCGCAGCGCCCGCTGAGCACCGGCGAGCGTGCGATAGGCGCCACGGTATTTGTCGGCCACGGCCGAGCCCGTCAGCGCGTCGATGAAGGCGCAGCCGAGCATGAAGCAATCGGCCGAGCCATAGGCATAGGGTTTCGCAAGCTCACGCGCGAGCGTGGCTTCGACGATGCGGAAGCGGTTCATGGGCTGCCTCTGAGGTAGCGGTATGGACGGCAGGAGGCGGACCCGCTTTGTCCCCCAAGCGTTCCGTAGCCGTTCTATACTCTATGATTTAGATCGATATCAGCGCGCGACCTGGCCCCATTCCTCGGGGATGGTCGCATTCGTCGCCACGTGCTCCAGGCCCGTGTCGGTCGGATTATTGTCGAACTGCTGTTCCGCCTGCGAGCGCTTGACCCCGGTCGAGCCGCGCGCCGATCGTCCCGGCGGCTGCAGATCGATCATCATCGTCAGCGTCCGCTCCGAGCCGGAGACGGCGCCCTCGTTGTAGCGAACCTGGTCGATCTCGTAGATGGTCGAGACCAGTACCCCCACGGGATTGCTCGTGTTCGGCTCGCCGGCAAGCGCGGTGATGATGACCGGCGCGTTCTGGTAGTTGAACTCTTCAATCCGTGCGACCGCATCCTCCGGATCGGTTACCGGGATATTGGAGAAGACGATCGTCCGCGTGGTCACGGCCACGCCCACAGCGCTGACCAGGTCGCCGGGCTGCAGATACCGGTTCGGCAGATACAGCAAGCCGTTGTAGGTGAACTTGCGACCACCGCGGTGATAGCCGACCGTTTTACCGGGCAGATCGAAGCGGATCAGATCGAGGATCGCGAACTCGCCGCTCTCGACCAGGTCCTCGACCTCGGGAGATAGCACGCTCATGAGAGGAACAACTCCGTTGCGGTAAACTGGACGTTATAGTTCGGCCAGGTCTTCGGCATGCTGAAGCTCCCCGCATCCATCTCCATTATGCAGGATGGCTTCTCGAAATGGACGGTGCACGGCAAGGTGAACGCCTGCAGGTCGAGGCCGAAGCGGATCTTCAGGGTCGCGACACCGGCCGCGCTTGCGGTCGCAGCCAGAGTGATCCGGTGAAGCGATCGCACAAAGGTCGATTTCCGCACCTCGACGTAGTCCCCCGGACCGAGTTTGAAGCCGGCCGGCAAGCCCGAGACGACGATGGTGTTGCGATCCGTGATCGACTGCAGCACCGCATCACCATTGAAGGCTCCGCCGCCGGCCTTCACGCCGGAAAGTGGATTGCTGCCCTGATAGGCGATCGGCCGCGGTCGGTGCGCGTCGTAGCCGGCGATTACACCGCCGTCGTTCGCATCTATGTTGAAGGCGTCGAACAAGGCCGCCTCGGCCGTTGTCAGCTTCGACGCCGAATAGGAGGCGATCCAGTAAGGCGTCCCGGAATATGCCGTCTCGGTACGCCTGCCTTCCATGCGGTTGGTATCGCGGACGCGCACCGGGTCGAACGCGACCTGGCCGTAGACCACGCTCGGAAGCGAAATGAGAAACGCCATCAGAAATCTTCCCCGCCATTCTGGCGATAATTTGCCCGAGCCTCCTCATTGCTGCGGACGATGCGCACGGTCTGATCGCCGGTCTGCTCGAGGATGCTGGCCAACAAATCCTTGCTCAGTACGATCTCGACGACGGTGCGACCGCCGCCTCCCTCGCCCTCTGCCGAGGCGCCGGAAAGCTTGCTCGGCGCGATAATTCTGCCGTGGCTGGTCGGGGCAAAAAACTCGTCCTCATATTCGTTCACCCGGTAGATGCGCCCGGGAGAAACATCGCCGCCGCCGGCGCGCGCCCCGCCATAGCCGAGGAAGCCGCCGAGGGTCGTGGTCGGCACGAAGTTGGACGTAAGACCGCTACTCCCGCCGAAGATGGAGCTGAACAGCGAACCGAAGAGCCCCTTCCCGTTCGTCTGCACATTGATAATCTCCATCAGCAGCGCCGCGATCGCCTCCTTCGCGTCGAAGCTGCCGTCCACGATGCGCATCAGCTGATCGTCGAGGACCTGTCCCATTCGCTCGGCCGCTTCTTCGCTCCGCTCATACTGCTCGGCCAGCGCCTCCTCGGCCGCGAGCTGGCGGTATTTCTCGTCGATGAGCGCCGAGATCTGCTGGCCCTCCTTCGAGGTCGCCTCCACCCCAGCCTCGCGAAGCGCAATGGTGCGCTCACGCTCGATGTCGGTAAGCCCGATGATCGCCAGCTCCTCGCGCAGCGACGCGATCACGTCATCGATCGCCTTCTTTTCTTTCTCGGCTTCCGAGACTTTCTTGGACCGGCCGCCGCCTTTTTCTTCCGTGGGGATCGGCGTCCAGGTCCTCTCGGCCGGGCGGTTCATCGGCTTGAGGCGATCGCTCAGGATGTTAACGATCTTCGCCTCTTCTTCCGCGAGTTTCCGGCTCTCTTCCTTCAGGGCTTCTATCTGCCCGGTGTAGCCGGCAAGATTCGCGTTTTTGCTGTTTTCAAAACCAAGGTTCCTGGCGACAGGTGAGAGCTTCTCGTCCTGTCGAGCCTGCGCCTCCTTCTTCTTGAGGATTTCATTCTCGATCTCGAGCCGACGCTCGCCGATTTCGGCTTGCCTGCCCTGAAGCGTGCTGTTCATTTGGTTTTGGAAATCGCGAAAACCGTCGATAAACTCCGCCAGGCTGTCGGCCGCCGACACGATGGCGGATTTCAACTTCGTGCCGACTGTCGTCGCAAGCATGTTGAACTTGCGGTCGACGTCTGCAGCCTTCTGGATCATCTGCTCGTCAAGAACGATGCCAAGGTCGTTCGCGGCCTGGATGGTGTCGCGGATGCCCGCTTCGCCCGCCTCGATAAGCTGCACGAACTGCTCGCCGCCCGCCCCCCCAAAGATCTCGTCCATTACGCGGATCTGCGCAGCTTTATCGAGCTCGCCCAGACGGCCGATAATCTCGGTGAAAAGCTCGGCAGGGTCCTCGAGCTTCGTCTTAAGGTCCTCGGCGGAATAGCCAATGCGCTGGAAGGCCTCAGCCGCCGATCCGCCTCCGGTGACGATAAATTCGTCGGCACGGAGGTTCAGTTCCTTGATCCCGTCGGTTAGTGCGTCGACGCCGACACGGTTCTGCTCGGCCACATATTTGAGCTCCTGGAAGCTCTTGACGTCCAGGCCGGCACGGCGAGCCTCGTCGCCGATCGCAGCAATCGCGCCCGCGGCGTCGCGCAATGCGGTAACGCTTGCAGCCGAGACAAGCCCGGTCACGAGGCCGGCGCCCCCCGCGACGAGGTTCTTGATTCGGCCGAAGGAGGTCACGACATCCGTGGCCGTTGACTTCGAAAGCGCCCGAACCCGAGCAAGTGCGGACTCGAAGCCCTTCGGATCACCGGAGATCGTGACGGGAATATCTGGACGGCTCATTGCGAACCTCGAAAACCGAAATTGAGGAGAAACGACGCAGTTACTAGTTGACTCCGACTGGCTTTATGCAACTTTTGCCGCATTGGTAGCATTGGGAGGGAAGCCGTGGCCGCCGCCATATTTTTGGTAGGTATTTTGCAGATTGTCGGTGGCGTATTTGTCGCTTTCGCAGCGAAGTCTGCCATGCATGAGATTCTCGGCGCCGTTTCCTTCGGCCTCGGCGTCGTCAGCGCGGCGCTCGGCATCATAATTGCCAAGATCGACGACTTCGTGAAACCAAGCTGATCAACTGCCGATCGTCCTCGCGTTCGGACTGCCCTTCAGTGATGGACGAACGCCATGTTCCGCTGCAATGCGCCGGACCTCTTCGCGGGAAATGAACGGTCCGCCGCGAACATTCCCGGAAAGCCCCTCCATGGTCATCTCGAATTCCGCCGCCGTCGCCTTCCAGAACATTTCCGGCGACCAGCCGAGCATCTTCGGGTTCGTGGCGATACGGTACAGCGACTTGAGATGATCCTTGATCAGGAGGGGCTTACGGGCTTTCCCAGGACGGCGTCTCCCGCGATCTGCGACGCGGTCCGCTCGTCCCGCCGAATTGCCCCGGCAGCAATGTGAGCCAACAGCGCCTTTTCGACCGCTTCGCGCCAGGCGAGCTGGTCGGCGGCCGAGATATTGCCGTCGTCGAGGATCTTCGCCGAAAGCGCCGAGATCTGATCCTCGTCATCCGCCACGATCAGGCAGCGGACGGCGCAGGCGACCGCCTTCGGCTCGAAGCCGAGAAGGCGGCCGTAGAGCTCGTCGAGGGTGCGGGCGCCGATCGCGTCGGAGAGACGAGCGAGGCCAGAGAAAGTGACGGCGATGCGGAAGTCGATCGAACCGATGCGAACCTCCGCCTCGCCGCGCAATGGGTTGGCAGGCAGCATTAAACTTCTCCGGCTTAGACGGCAGGTACGAAGGTGAGAGCGCCGGTCATCGCGCAGCGGATGTCTGCCTGCAGTTCGTTCGTCTTGTCGCCGGAGAAGGTCATCGAGACGAGCATGTCGCCCTCGAATGTGCCGACGCCGGGAACCGTGACCTGATACTCGGTGATGACCTGGTTGACGGCGTCGGCGGTTACCGCCTTCATCGTGACAGTATCGACGAAGGCGCCCTGCCCGCTGAAGCGGATCGACTGGATGCCATACATCAGCGCCAGGGTGAGCTTGCTGCCGGGATCGGTGCAGCTCGGCTTGGTGATGTCGATTTCCTCGTTGTTGATCTCGAGGGATCGCTGTTCCGTGATGCAGGCCAAGGTGAAGGCGCCTGCGCCGGTCGAGCGGGCAAGCGTAAGCTGACGGCCGAGAGCCATGGCAAAGTCCTTTTTCGCTGGTGGGAGTGGCGGCCTACAGCGCAGCCTGTTCCGGATTGGCGGCGAGCGTCTTGTAGGCGATCTGGTAATTGAGCGAACCGGCAAGCAGGGAGATGCCGGTCAGCGGGTTCACGAAATACTGTTCCGACTGCAGCAGCGCCTCAATGGCGAGGCCGCCGAGCGTGATGTCCGAGGCCATCGAAGCCTCGATCAGCACGCAAAGCCGGTCGAATTCCTCTTCCGGCTCATCGTCCCGCAGGTGCACGACGATCGACAGCGGCAGGGAGCGATCATAACCGTCCTCTCCGGCTGGCCCTGACGAGGGCCGGACCGTCAAGGTCTCCGATCTGTCGGCCCAGGTGACTGTGAGGGCCGGCAGCTTTTCCTGCGGGATAGCACCCTTGCGGCCACGCTTCACCTTCTCAGCACCGGAGAACTCCGGGATGGAAGAGAGGCGCGCTATCACGGCCGCGAAGATCTGACTGCGGAGATGCGGCATATCAGGCGACCGTGCGGCCGAGGTCTCGCAGCGCCTGGTTCACGACACCCGCGGAATAACCCGCCTCGAGAATCTGTGCGCGCGCCTTGCCGCTATCAAGCAAGCGACCGATGTCGGAGCGGATCGCCGACCGGAGCCGCGACGGCAGTTGCGGCCACGGCCGCTGCGTCATGGCGCCGGCGGTCTGGCGCGCGGTCTTCTTCTTGGCGCCCTCTTCCGTCGAGAACAGCGCCTGGCAGAGGTCCTCCATCGGATCGACCGCGACGGCCGGAGCCTGCTCCTGTTCCTGTGTCTTCATGATCAGATATCTCCGGCAAGCGAGATGCGGAGCATGGCCCGCGCATCGTCGTCGATGTTGATGACCTGGTAGGTGACGCCGCCGATTTCGACGCTGTCACGCTGGCTGGCGAGGCCTGGCACTGCGGAGGCGGATACGGCGAGCAGATGGGTGGTGCCTTCGACGGCCTGCTCCTGCTCCTCCGCCAGGTCGGTTTCCCGCCACACTCGCAGGATGACCCGCACGGCGGGCCTGGCGACACCGTCAACCGTGAACACGGCGTCGGCATTGCCGAAGGCCTTGGCGAACTTCGGCCCCAGCCTTTCGAACATGGCGGGACGCGGCGTCATTGCGGAGCCGTCAGCTTTTCGATTTCGGCCTGAAGCTTGGTGACTTCAGCGGCCAGCGTCGCATTGTCGGCCTCAAGCTGCTCGTTTTGCTTCAGCAGCGTGTTGCGATCGCCGATCGCGCTGTCGCGCTCCGCCGTCAGGCGGTCATTGTCGGCCGAAAGCTTGTCGTTGTCGGCCGAGAGCTTCTCGATCGCCTCGCGAAGCTTGTCGAGATCGACGGAAGGCACGGGCGCCGCGGACGTGGCGTTGGGACCGGCGGTCCAGGCACCAAAATTTTTGCGGAAGTTTTCCGCTTCCTCGGCCGTAAGGCCGCCGGTACCGACCGGAACCGGCTCACCCGGCCTGTAGGATTTCTTGCCGACCTTCACGGTCACATTGAACTGCTCGGTTTTCTTGCTCATCGGAGCGTCCTTTCAAGTCCTGATATCCGCCGGCTGGAACAACCGGCGGATATGCGGACGAACACGGGTTGGAAGGGATTAGCGGACCAGCGCGAACAGGCTGGCGTCCGGCTCCGGAGCGATCGGAAGCGGTGCTGCCTGCGTCTGGACGATGGTTCGCGAGGGGTTCCGTTCCCGCCACATGTCGGGGAAGCGCTCCATGGACAGGAGCGCGTCGTTGTCGAGGATGGCGCCGTAAGCGAAGTGGCCCATGAAACCGAAGGGATCGAAGATCCCGACGCCCATGGACGGCCAGAAGTTATTGCGCACCCCGCCAACCGTATAGGGCTGCGAGTACTGGATGAACGTCAGCTCGCCGATGGTGCCGAGAACCGCGTAATACTTGTTCTCCGCTCCGGTGCTGACCGGCCCCAGCTGCATGATGCCGCCATCCTGGCGCCGATTGTCGAGCGCCTCGAGGAAGCGCGGCGACTTCTTCAGGAGACCCGCAGCGCCCGGGCCGAGCAGCACCTCGCGAGCGGTGAAGCCGCTGGTATCGGAAAGCAGCTGCACCCACTCCTCGATATCGTCCATCGGATCGACGCCTGCTTCGCCCCAGCGCGCTGCGCCGGCGAGTGCGATCGTCAGCGCGGCATTACGGCCGAAGTTGACGGTCTGCGTCGGATAGTCCTCGCCCTCGACGATCACCTGGCCGGTACGGATAACCTGCGAGCACATGAATTCCTCGCGGCGGGTGATCCGCTGGTCCTGATCGTCGATGATCGTCGCCAGATTGTAGGCGTAGCGCTGCGACGGCGAGTTGCGGCCGCCGATCGGCTCGCCCGGCATGCGGATCATATTGCCGCCCGGGCGCAGCGTATTCTGCGGCTTGACATAGGCGGGCGTGAAGCTGGTCGCCTTGAAGCCGCGGTTGGCCGAGTCCTTGCCCGGCACGTCCGGGTGGACGAACGGCGCGAGTTCACGGTCCGGCAGGATCTTGTCGAAGACGATCTGTTCCATGTCGGAAAGGACCGTGGTCGAGAAATAGCGATCGCGCAGAAATGCTTCCGGGCGATCGCGGGGAGGCAGAACCGCAACGAGTTCTGCGGTGGAGAGGAGAAGTTCTTCCATGTGTGTGGTGTCCTTTCGGTCTCGGGCTTACTTCAGGACGCGCACGTAGAGGGGAGCGCCTGCCTTGCGGAAAGCGGCCTCGACGGTAGCGGCCGTGTGTCCGGCGCCCAGAATGAGTTTCGTCGAATCGAAGGCGCCGCTCGCGTAAACCGCGGCAACGACATCGCCGGCAGATGCATCGCAATCGGTCGCCAGCACCAGGGCGGGCGTCTGCGACCCGTCAGCAGCGGCCGAAGCGGACAGGGTGTATTTGTCCGACGCGGTGATGTTGCCGAGGACAGCACCACGCTTAAGGTTCTGACCGCTGACGATGGTGACGTTGCGGGTGATGACCGGCACGTCGGAAACGAGCAGGTCGTTCGGGGCGAAGGTTGCTTCTCCCATGATCAGGAATCCTTCCGGTTACGGCCGTGACGGGCCAGGATGGTGGAGCGGACGGTGGAGATCACCGCCTGTTTCTCGGTGGCCTTGCCGCCGCCCGGTGTGCCGGCGCCGAGCGTCGGGCTCTTTCCGGCCATGCGACCGGCGAGGCGCGAACCGCCGGCGGAAGCGGAGGAGAGAAGCGCACCCGCTTCCTTGGCCGAGTAGAACCTCGAACCGAAGGCAAGCTCGGCGGCGAGACCCGGATTACCCTCGGCCTTCGGGTGGGTGAGGATCGAGCGGATGCGGCCCTGCTCGGCGCGGCGGACGGCGCTGGCCGAGGTTTTGCCGTCGCCGGTCTCGTCTTCCTCGGTCTCGGCGCTGGTGTCCTCTTCCTCGGTCTCGCTCTCCGGATCGGAAGGAGTATCCTCGGCGGACGTGTCCTCCTCTTCGGTTTCGATCACTTCCTCGTCTTCCGGCCGCTCTTCTTCCAGCCGGGAGCCCTTCTTGCCGCTAATCGCGGCGAGCACGCTCCGCGTGAGCGCGCTGCTACGCGTCAAGTTCGACATTCGTCGTCTCCAGTTGATGTTGGGGTTAGCCGGCTGTCCGGCTCAGTTCAGCTTCGAAGGCTTCGAGAACCTGCGAAGGGCGTGCAACCGCGTCGGCGAGGCCGGCATCAACCGCCTTCTGTCCGCGATAGACCCGCGCCTCAGTGGCGAGAGCGGATTGCTGTGTCAGCCGGCCGGCACGGTACCGCGCGACGGTCGCTGCGAATTCGACGCGGAGCTCCTCGAGCTCGGCGAGTTCCTGCTGAAGCACATCGTCGGGGATGGCCTCATAGGGATTGAAGTCGGCCTTGTGCTCGCCGGCTTTCAGGATCGTGACCTTGAGGCCTTCCTTCGCAAGCCAGGCGCTCATGTCGACATGCATCGAGATGACACCGATCGAGCCGCAAATGCCGGTCTGAGGGATGACCAACTGCCGGCAAGGCGACGCCAGCAGATAACCGGCCGAGCACGCATGATCCGTCAAGACCGCGATGGTGGGCTTCACCTGCGAAAGCTCGAAGATCTGCTCGGCGCAATCGAAGGCACCGGTCACCTCGCCGCCGTAGCTGTCGACCTCGAACACGACGGCCTTGATGTCGTCGCGGTCGATGCAGTCCTGAACCTGTACGCTGATCCCCTCATAGCTGGTCATGCCGCAGGACTTGCCGATCCATTTGCCCTTGTTGACGAGGGAGCCCTCGATCTCGATGAGCGCAATGCCGGACGCGACAAGATCCGGCCCAGGGTAGATGCGCTCCCCCTCCCAGTCGGTCGCATTCCGAAGCTTCTCACCAAGGAGCCCCATCTCCTCGCCACCGGCGACGTGCGCCGAGGCCTCGGGGCTGCCAAGCACGCGCGGCCCGAAAGCCCGCGCAATGATGTCGCCCTTTGACGGATGCAGCATCAGCGGCGTGCCGAACATCCGGCTGGCAATTTCGGGATAGTTCCTCATGCCGTTTTCCTTCTGGAGATCCTCGGGATGCCGGCGGGATGCCGACGCGCCGAGGTCCGGCCGTTGACCTCTTCCTCGGTTTCGTCGCCCGGCTCGGCTGGCGGAGCGGCGCTCGCTTGCGATCTGGCTTCGGGTTTGCCCGGGTCGGGATCTAGGCCGAGCCGTTCGTAGAACGCCCTTTCCCGGGCGCGCTGCTGCGCATCCATCTTCCAGTCCCGCCCCTGCTCGGCCGCTTCCTGCTGAAGCGTGGTCAGATTGCCGGCGAGCCGCTCGCTGGCAGCCTGCGCCTCGCGCAGCGGATCGATCCAGCCGCGGCCGGGGCCGATCCAGTCCGCATGGCACCATGCTGCCGGGTTCAGCTCGAAAGGAACGGCTCCCGCCGGGAGCTCGATCAGGCCCTTGTCGAACACCTCCTCGAGCCATGCCCGATAGATCGGTGCCATGAACTGCGAGGCGAAGCCGCCCTTCTTGGCGGTGAAGCCGCGCCAGATCTCGAGGAGTGCCGCGCGCGCCGACGAATAGTTCACCTGGCTCCAGTCCATGGTGAGCTGCTCGTAGGTGACGCCGATCGCACTCGCGACCTTGCGCAGCGCCGCATTGACGAAGGCCTCGAAGTTGGCGTTCGGGTGCTCCGGCTTGGTCAGCGTCGCCTTTTCGCCGGGCTGCAGCGTGTTGATGCGAACGCCCGGCAAGTCGATCGGTGCGGCGCCGTAATACGCCTTCTGCGCGGCCGACATTTCGCCGAAGAGCTTGGCGATGCCGTCGTTGCCGTAATCCGCGCCCATCGCCTCGAGCATCTCCTCCGGATCGAAGGGCGTTTCGATGAAGGCAGCCATGACGGCGTTCAGCATCGCCGCCTGGCTCTCATAGTCCTCGTAATCGGTCGACTGCTTGATCGACCGCATGACCGGAGCCCAGTCCGAGACGCCGCGCGTCATGCCGGCGCGCTTCTGCTCGTAGGCGTGAACGACGATCGGGCGCCCCCATTCGGTCTCCCGCTCGACATACTCCCAGTGCCACAGGCCGGTATTGCCGGCGAAGAACTCGCCCGGATGCGACTTGCGGAAGTGGTAGCCGACCGGCGCGCCGTAACCGTCGATGGCGACGCCGTCGCGCAGAAACTCCTCGTCCATGCGCCCGTTCGGATTGGAACACCGGGCCGGGTCGACGACATGAATCGCCGTCTGGAACAGCGGCGCATTGTCCTGCCAGACGATGACACCGAAGGCCTCGCCCTCGGGACCGAACCGCTGACGGGCGGCAAGGCCGAGAATGCCCGCCATGGTCTTGGTCCGCTCGGCGTCGCACCATTTGTCGACGTCCTGCGTGTAATCGCGCCACAGGGCCTCGATCTTGTCGGCGATCTCTTCCGCCTGCTCGAACGTCATGTTGAGAGAGACGTGGTTCGGCCGTGCTGCAAGCGTCCAGCCGGAGCCGATGATGTTGTCGACGAGGCGCGAGGTGCCGGCGGCTCCCCAGCCATCATTGCGTGCGACGTCGTTCAGCCGGTCGACCAGCTCGGAGCGCGACCAGGTCAGCGCCGACTGGCCGGACCATGTGCCCGGGCGCCACTTGGCGAAGGACGGGTGATCGTAGGATGCACCCTGGTAGGCCGAAGACGCCATCAGCCGGTTCTTTGCCATCTGCACACGCGCGGCCGCACGCACTGCCGGCGAAAGCGGTTTTGCGTCCGGGCCGAGGATCGTGACTTCACCGCTCATCCGAAGATCACTCCCCGGCTGCGCGCCCGGGCGAAGCGGCGAAGGCCGAGCTTCGCCTCGAGGTCTCGGACATACTGACGAAGCGCGCCGATGTTGGTCGCGGCATAGGTGACGCTCTCGCCGTTATAGCTGAGCGATACCTCGGCGCGGCCGATCTCCATCTGGTGCAAGGCCTCACGCGCTTCGTCGAGCCGTGCCAGAAGCACGGCGCGTTCCTGTTCGGTCAGTGCCATATGGATCTTCCTAGCGGTTCCGCTGCGCTGCCCGGGCGGCGCGCGCGAGGGCGGCAGCGACGAGCGGCGATTGCTGTTCTGCCGCGGCGCTCTGGCCTGCGGCAGGTTCGGTCTTGACGGCGATCTCGTTCAGACGATCCTCGAGATCGCCCTGCTGCGGCGCTTCGAGGCGGCCGAGCCGATCGGCGATCGCGTCCCATTCCTCATCGGTCCAATAGGGCACGCCCCAGCGATAGGCACCGGCCAGGCTCTGATTGAGCATGTCGATGATTTCGTTGCGCTTGCCCTCGGAGAGCTTCCAGACGTAGCGGGTGTGACCGCTCCGGGTCTTCTCCGGTACCCGGGCTTCCGATGTCGCCTGCTGGTAGAAATCGTCGCCGAAGCCGCGGGCGAAACGGACATAGCCCGCCTGCTCCGGATCGTCTTTCTTGTAGTCCCGATAGAGCCGGATCTTGAACGCCGAGGCGTTGAAGGTGAAGAAGCGGGAGGACCACTTCTGCTTCTTCGGCTTGCCCTTCCGGTCATACTCTTTCGTCTGCACGATCGGCGGCGCCGCTTCCGTATTGCCGCCACGCACCATGATGACGCGCGACTTCGGATGCTTGCGAACCCAGTTCCAGACATCGTCGGTATAGGCATTGCCGTCGATCGCGACGCGGTCGGCGGTGCGCTTGCGGCCGGCATCGTCGAGCCATTCGCGCTGCAGCAGCCGATCGAGGGCGGCGCGAACCTCCGGCTCCGAGATGTGGCCGGAATGTTCCTTCGCGTCAGCCAGGTGGCTGCCGGCGCGATGGTCGACAACGCCGTGGTCGATCACGGCCCGGTACCGATTCCTTCCGTAGCCGACCAGCAGCCACTCGACGCGGTCGCCTTGCACGTCCATGCCAAGCACCAGCGCGAGCGCCTCGGCCGGGATGACACCGCGCTGGAAACCATGGTCCTCGGCGCGATCGCGGAGCACCTCCCAATCGATCGCCTTGTTGTCCGCCTCGAAGGCGAGCCCGAGCCAGTCATTCCAGAACGTCTGCTCGGCGCCGGAGCCCTTTTCCCGGTTCTCGGGTCCGCCGGCCTGCACCGTCAGCCACTCGCGCGCCAGATTCTCCCAGCGTTCGAACGGCGAATAGGCCATCCAGATGCGGAAGGACCGATGGCGCCGGCCGCGCTCCGGGTATTTGGCAACCCACTTCGCCCCGTTTTCCGGCTTCACCATCCATTCGCGATGGTGCTCGTGGATCTCGCAACCGCAATGGATGCAGACAAAATGCGCCTGCTCGGGATGCTCGGGATCGATGTGATCCCTCATGTTCTCCCAGCGCAGCTCCTGCAGCTCGTGGCAGTGCGGACACGGGACGTGGTAGGTCTCCTGCGTCCCTTCCTGATAGTTCGACGTGATCTTGCAGCCCGGCGAGACCATCGGCGTCGAGATCTTGAAGATCTTGCCGTTGAAGAATGCCTTGCTGCGGCTATCTGCCTGGACCTCCGGATCGCCAGCCTCGTTCATCTGCCACTTGGCAAGATCGTCCTGGACCTGCTTTCGCGGCGAGATCATCGACAGGCCTGCCGGCGAGTTGGCGCCGGCCGCCTGGATGGCGCCGCGCCCGTCGATGCGTTCCTTGTAGAGCACCGAGTTGCTCGCATCGCGGCTGTTCTGCGAAAACAGCTTGGCGACCGCAGGCATCTCGCGCACCAGCGGCATCAGCTTCGTCTTCGACCAGCGCGCGGCGTTCTCCTCCGTCGGGTGGACGTAGAGGAAATCGCCGGGCGCCATGTCGAGCGAGCCGAGCGTGAAGATGTTGGCGCAGATGGTACCGCCGATCTGCGCCGACTTCGCCAGGCTCACGATGTTGCACGGATCTTCTGGCGAGAGCGCGCGCAGGATCTCCGAGAAGAACGGCACCAGGTCTTCGTTGTACGGCCCCGGATGGTCCGTGATGCGCTCGGAAAATACGATGTTGTCCTTGGCCCACTTGAGATAATCGACCGCTGGCGGCGGCTCGCAGATCTCCGCGAGGACCTCGTAGACGAGCCGCTCGGGATTGTAGAGCATCGTCACGGTCGCTCGTCCTCGATTTGCTCCGGCAACTCGTCTGCGGAGGTGCGGAAGCCGGCTGCCTTCTTCGCGCGAACCTCGCGAAACACCTTCATCAGCACATGCGTAGCGTCATGCATCGGCACGCCGAACTGGGCCGCGATCGCCTTTGCCATTTCCGGAATGCCTTGTTCCATGACCTTGAAAGCCTCGGACACGGCGCGCACCGTCTGGCGTCTGGCCTCGTCGCTCAGCATGTAACGGCCGACTTCCAACGCCTCTTCGCGCTCGAGTCGTGCCGTCGTGATCTGCTGCTGGCGAAGGCGCTCGGCCGCGAGTTGGTCGGCAACATCGTCGGTGAACGTCAGCCGCGGCGGCGGCGCGGTGGCACCATCGGATGGAGCGAGCTGCAATGCAGGTTGCGCGGCCGCCGGCTTGAGAACGGCCGCACCGTTGGCCCCGAACCGCTGCGACGGCTCCAGCGTCTTCTGGAGCTGTTGCCGCGCGATCGCCGGCCTGATCTTCGCCGTCCTGCCATCGCCTTCGAGCGCATCGCCGTAGATCTTGCCCTCGGCGATGTACTGCGAGATGCGACCGGCACTCACGCCGATATGCGCGGCGAAGGCGCCCTTTGTCATGGTTTCAGCGGACAGTGTCATTTTAGGTCCGACTTTAGCCGCGCTCTTTAGTTTAGGCTCTGACTTTAGGCTTCAAAAAATCGCTCAGACTGGACAACCTCCGCCGTGCCAAATACCCGCAGGCGGGCGGATGCCAGGAAGGACCCATGAACCGTCGGAGCGGCCTATCGGGCAGTCCGAACCGCTCGCTGGAAGGCGACGGCGAAATGATCGTGGACGTTGGCGACCACGTACCGCTCGACGACTTCGCGCAGGCGAAGGCGGATGCGATACGAGACCTGAGGCACGAACAGGATCACCGGATGGATGGCATTCGTTGCCGGATCACGCTGGTAAACGCCCGGGTAGAGATGCGAAGGCTGCTTCGGCACGAAGAACCGCGCGTTCTTGTAGTTCTTGTTCCGCTTGAGCGACGACGAGGTGCGGGTACGGCTCGCACCAGCACCGCGATAGTCGATCTGCAGGTCAGCCATGACACGGTTCAGAAACCCTTGCGTCATGTTGCCGTAGCGATCGAGCGGCGCCCGCTTTGCCGGCACGGCCACCAGGTTCCGCTGCATCAATCCACGCTCGACGAGCTGCCGCTCGAAGGCCTTATGGGTGCGCATGCCGCCTTCGATCTGCGGCCCGAGGAATGCCGTCGCAGGCAAGCCGCCCTTCGTTCGGTCACCGGTCACGACAACCGCCGCCCTCAGGTTCTGCCGCGATGCACGGTCATAAACGACCCCACGCTTTGCATAAGGCGTTGGCCGGTCAAAGACTCGACCCATCTCTCGCTGGACTTCAAGGCGACCGCCCTTGGCCGTCTCGTTCAGCGTGAGCATGATGGCATAGGGCAGCTGCTTCCGCTCGATATCAGTCAAGGATCGATTGAACTGCTGGAGATCGACTTTGATCTGAGCGTCGAACATCAGAAGCTCCGAAACGGCCTGTCCATAACCCTTAAACGAACAAGGCGACCTCTCGGCCGCCTGTCATCTGGTCATAGCTTTCGCACTTGCCCTGAATCGATGCCTCGGCTTCGAGGCTATTAGGGCTGGGGCTGACCGGTGTACCGACCTCGGGATTGCTCCCCGCAC